TCTAATGAGACCATGAAGAGAACTCTCAAGTTAACACTTAAGGTTCCCTTTGAGGGAGTTAGACACCGATCCTCGAAGGCACAGGGCCGACGAAAGTCGGTTCTCCCTAACGGGATCACGTGGAAGCTCATTGGAGGACGCCGTTCTGTATTCTCATACAAACTGAGGAATCTCACAAGGAAAGACCGTGGGAGACTTCGGGACACATGGCTCTCAATATGTGGAGCCCTGGAGATTCTTTCTCCTGGTCTTGTTAAAGGGATTGTTTTATCCCCTCAACAATACCAAGAGACTATCTCCGGGCTCAACATGTTGTACCGTTGGGTCCTGAAGTCATGGTCTTTCCAGGGTGGGGAGTGGGTCTTATCCGCCCTCTCGTGTTTCTGCGATTGGGCCCTCTACTACTCGACCGAGAGTGATTACTCTCGGCCTGAGTTGAAGAGTGGCCTTATCGGAGGAACCCGAGATGGTTGGTTAAGATTCCCATGGGCTAAAGGTGTCCTCAAGGGGGTAGTAATACCCACTCGGGGACCCTATAGTTCCATCCCTACCTCCCAGGAGAAGAATAGTTTTGGTCTTTATACACTATATTCCATTAAGGGTGGTCTTCCGAAGCCGTCTTTTGAGAAATGTCAAAAATCTCTAAAGCTTCATTCGGAGACAACCACTAGTGGAGGGTGTACACCAGACCCTATTCTTCACCTGGCTGCGAGATTCTCAGAACAGTACAGGGCAGAATTCCGTCCGGATCCTAGGGAGATATCCCTCACGACATCCTCTTCCTCCACTTTCGAGTACTCTCGAAAGGATGGGGGTAGAGGAGCGTTTATGAGGGATACCTTCAAAAGGGTCCTAGACGAACTGCCCGAGAAACGCCATTATGAGGGTTCCTATACTGCTCTAGGGGGAATCTGGTCCTTTGAACCAGGATTCCTCCAAGATGCAAGTTTAGGTACTCCCATGATGAAGGATTTCTCCGTACTGTTCCTTCTCGACGATGCATGTAGAGAGGGTTGGGTACCAATCCCCAAAGGAGACCTCATGGAAGGAGGCCCTTATACCGGAAGGTATAGGGTCCCACCAGAGATCCCCATTGAAGGATTTAAACCCAAGCCTTACCAGGCAAGGGCGGTGACAGTTGAGGAACAAGGGAACAAGGCTAGAGTCGTGACTCCAGCTGCTTCCGTTGTTGCCTCTTTACTGCACCTCGTGAGAACTTATTGTTATTCATCCCTTAAGAAGGATCCCGAAGTGGGAACCATCTCAGGTGATGGAACACTGGTAAGTTTCATGAAGAGGGCTAACAAGTTCCTTGAGAGTAGGGATGGATCATTCCTTAGGGATCGTGTTCTGTTATCTCTAGATTTAACTAGAGCTACAGACACGTTCCATATGGATTTGATGACATCTCTACTCACAGGGTACTTGAATAGTCCCTCTACCCCGCTATTGGTAAGGGTCCTTGGACCCCTCTCCACATCGCCGATGGAGGTTGAGTATGAGACTCTGCCTGACATGGAGCCCCAGGTAACAAATCGGGGGATCCCCATGGCAAACCCTTCCTCTTGGTTCCTTTTGAACCTGTTCAATCGGTTCTTCTGGGAGTTGTCCGGAGCTTTGCTCCGAGCCTCTCCTGGAAGGTCCGTTGAACAGATCTTAAGGAACCTGTTGAAGGGTCGGTTTTCGAATTTAAAGTTTCGAAAAACCCATGGAGATCCTCTGACCTCAAGGTGCGGAGATGATCAAATTTCCTTAACCACCGCTAGGAGGTCTCTCTTATTTGAGAAACTCTTACCGTTGGGAGGAGCGATCATATCCGCCGGGGTACATATGAGATCCCGGTCCTTTGGTACGTACACGAAACAAATGTGTTTCTTAGATAGAGAATCTAAGAAGCTCCGTTTCTTGGACATACTAAGGGTCCGGTCTCTAAGTACACCCGACTCGAGGTTACCTGGTAAGAAGGAAGTTCCCCCTAGTTGGAGTCGAGGGATTGCAGCCTCTCGAGAACTCGCGTGGTGGTCTGGTCCAGTTTACGCTGGAGCAGCCACATACCTCTGGTGGAGGTACCACGAGTTCTTAGAGTCCGCAATCCGCCTGAAGATTGAACCCTGGCTTCCTAGAAAGTTTGGTGGTCTTGAGTTTCCGCATTTCAAAAAAGAAATACAGTTTCTCAGTCCACGAACTTCTAGGATGCTGTCGATTCTCTTCAGGGCCGACTACAACATAGAGAACCTCCTCTCTCTAGAGAGTTTGGGTAGCTTGTGGGATCCCACCTACTCCGGAGACCTCGGTAAGAAGGTCAATAAGGTAACCAAACACGTTCTCGCTCGATGTTCTTTTATGAACATCGAACGAGCACGTGCAGATGGTTTCCTTAATGACGTTCCTATGGAAGTCTATCCGAAGTGGTGGACCCTAGCACCCATAGAGGAGCGTCTTAAGGAACACGGGTGGATGCCACTGAAGGATTACCTTTCCGATTTACGGGGTCAGGTTCAAGGACTTATGTCCTGGAATTCTGAATTACCGTCAATCGAAAAGGTTCCATCCCTCAGGGCAATCTCTCGTAAGTTCCAAAAGACACGCAACTCTATACTCTCTCGAGACTCTCATGTCTATCAGAGATTACAGGCGGCGTCCTATGATGAACTTTGTAAACGACTTGACTGGAAGCTCAAGGTAGTTTATGTGTGGGGTACCCCATCCATGATCCTTGATTTTATACTCGCCGGCAGAGCCGATGAGTTGGAAATCGAGGGTGAGGATATGGTTACCCACACAACTCCTTGGGCTTCCTGATAGGTCGCCACGTGATTGTTCCTTTGAGGAGAGTGAACTCCCCAAAGGCGGGGCATCTAGCCCCGGGGTTCCCGGC